TCACAAGTATCGGCATGTGTTACTGTCTGACCAGTTGCCTTTGATGCTGGTACTTCTTTTGCCTCTCCCTCTTTCTTTTGAGCATTGAGTTGTTCAACTTGTTTTGGTTCAAGGTTTCTTTGTAATTTTTGATCGTCTCTATTTTGACCAGAACTTTCACCAGTATCGCGTGCCCCGTCTGGTTTCTTTATGTTTGATGTAAATCCAGTAAAAGGCATAAATGGATTTGAAGGTTCCATTGAAGGAACATATGGAGTCTTTCCAAAAGATCCCATAATCATAGGAATCTGTGCATTATCTCCATCAAGGAAAAATCCAACTACAACATCTCCCTGAGCAATTGCAGCACTTTGAGAAAAATGTCCCCCTCCACTACCAGCAGTGGTAGGCATTAAAACTCCTGCCCACGGTAAATCATCATCAGAAAGTTCGGCAGTATTATAGGGATGATAACCAAGTATTCTTACTTTATATCTGTGTCCCCATCCTTTACCATCTGCCTGTGCTTGCCATGCAGAAGTTGGAGCAATCTGACCAATCCACCAACGGAATCCATCTCTACCAATAAAATTACTTTTAAGTAATGATTCTTCTATCATTTTTAGTTCTGTTCTTTACGGATACCAAAATTATCTCTTACCAATTTCAAAGACGTGTATGAACTATTAGGTTCAAAATGATGACACAATTCCTTTATCATATATAGACCGCTTGTTTCAGTATCAAATTCATCAGAATCTTGTGATGATATTTTAGGGAATTTACATTCAATAACATCTCCAGCACTCAAATCTGTATTGCATGGAATCATCATACTTATGGATTGTGTGAGAAGGAGATTGTACCTCATAATAGACTGTGCCTGATACTTCTCTGGGTCGGCATTAGTTTCTGTGGATATATCCTTATCGAGTGTTCCAACATCTACGACTCCGCATAAAATTCTAGAAGGAACGTCTCCCAGAGAAACATCAGATCCTTCTCCCACTGTTGGCAACTGAACCTTTCCTCTACCACCAAGATTTTCTAATCTATCCTTATATTTTGAAAACTGAAACTTTCCATCTTCCCAAGGTGTGAAGTTAAAGTCTAATGGATTAAAGAACATTCTCTGACTGGCATATGTTCCAAGTCTTAGTTTTTCAATTAGGTTCTGATTTTTATCGGTAATATAGTTTAAAATTTTAAAGTCATTATTTTGTTCGGAAGAATTAACATTAACCTCACTATAATAGTAAGTTGCCTTTGCCTTTTGTTTGATTAGTTCGTCAATGGACTTAAAATGAAATCCATCTCTAGTTTGATAGAATACAAATCCAGCAGTAGCATCACCAGAAGAAGTTGGAACTGCCTTTGATGCCAACCAAACCAAAGTTGTGAAAGGTTTTTTAAGATTTCCAATAAAAGAATATTTGTTTTGAGATTTTTCTATGTTACTATCTTTAAACTTTGTTGTTGATAATACATCTTTAAGAATCTTTTTTACGGATTCATCTATTGTTCCAGTATATTTTCTCGCAACTCTAGTAGTTTCATTTGAAATTGCCTCACGAGATACCAGATTTAGCAAAAAACTTTCTGTTTGAGATTCTGAAATAACATCAGTAATACTGGAAACATAAAGATACTTATCTGGTTTTGAGGAAAAATCCAATCCTTTCTTATTTTCTCCATCATCCAATACTTTCATACGAAGTCTTTCTCCACCTCTTAGTGGAAGACCATTGTAAATTGATTGTAATTTATCATTTTTACCTGCAATAGAGTCACCATTATTAACTACTCTTACCTTAGCAGTAATAGTTGGTGAAAATATATCCTCGTAGTAATCAATAGAAATAGCACCTAATTTTAGATCAACAGTTCTCTGCTGATCATTAGATTCTAATATCAAAGTTTCGTAGAGAGAAGAACCCGATGCTGACATTTAAGTATATGTTAATGATGTTAGAATTTGTTTTCTTATAATACTATTTAACGATTGTCCCATAACGACTACACCACCAGATCCTCCAGATTGATTCATCATCATAGGTGGTGCCTCCTCTTCAAGAACTATAATAGTGTTTTGTGGTCCAGAAGTATAACCAAGATCCATGGATCTTCCAGGAACTCTTGCAATCGCACTTGTTCCATGTCCTAAACCTGCTCCACCAAATCCTGCATTGATTAATACTTGTCTTACTTTTGCAGAACCATTAAATTCTCGTTGTCCAATTGCACCACTACCTCCCCACTGTGCTCCAGGAACATCAATTGCCAAATTAACACCATGCCATCCATCATCTCCTGGTCTATATTCACTACCTATTTGTATACCAGCGGCACGTAATGCTGCCTTTGCTCTTTCTTTATCTTGAAGTGTTCTAAATGCAATGTGGTCATGATAATTTGATTGTCTTCCATGTCCATCATATTCATAATTTGGATGTCCTCTGTCTCCTGTAATATATTCAGTAACATTTCCACCACCACCACTTCCATATTTTCCTCCACTACCACCTTCAACTTTTCCACCATATTTTTGATACATTTGCAGAAAACTTTCTGCACTATATTTTGCCTGACCACCATAAGAACCACCTTTTCTCATATTGGGTCCACCTTCAATAGATGCCCATTCTCCACCCAACTTATAAATTTCATTCATAGATAATCCATTTTTTATATCAACTCCCCGACGAGCAACAAGTTTAAGTGCTGCCATGTCTTGCCTTTCCGGTGTCATTGCACCACCCATAACACCATTCCAAGTAGTACTTAAAAATTGATATCTTCCTGCAGCATCGGAGGTATAACCACCACCAGATCTTAATTGTTCAGGATGTTTTGAAAGATCTGTAAATTGTGTTCCTGTAAATTGTGTATTATATCCTTGATTTGGATATCTAGAAGTTCCTTCTGCTTCTGCAATCGCATTAAGTAGTGCTCTTGCATTTGGATCATCTATTGATGCAGCACCAGCAGATGCATCAGATCCCCCACTTGCTGCTCCAACCTCTTTCATATCTCCACTTACAGCAGTTTTCATGTTTTCAATATCACTCTGCATTCCTTTAAATGCATTTTCCATACCTTCCATCGCTTTTTTGATTTTGCCAGATTGGTCGGTAAAATCAAAGTTTCTCAAGTTATCAAGGGTGCCTGTTATCAAACTTCGAAGTGATCCAAACCATCCAGTAAGATTACTAATAAAACTCTTTAAACTTTTAACAAGAAGTTTAATTCTTTTTATTAAATCCTGCACCATTTCTATAATTTTTGGCAGGTTATTTACCAACCATCCAACAAATAAAATGCCAACAAATTCTAATATTCTTTGAAGAAATCCTTTTGCTGGAGAAGTTACTGCACTTATTCCAGATTTTCCTTTCGTCCTTATTGATTCTAATAAAGATTCCTTTTCTCTTCTTTTTCTTTTCTCTACTATTTTTTTATTAAGAATATTGCTTCTAGAAATGTTCTCTCTTTTAACCTTTGTTTTTTTGAGAACAGCTTTTCTTAGTAATCCGCCACCTCTGCCGATCATTGAACCTATTCTTAGTGCTCCTGCTGCGATTGCTGGTAATGGCATTTTAGATCACCACATTATAGATTATTTGAGAATACATCGTATAGAAGTTATCTGGGTTTGCTGAGGCAATTAATGGAACATTTGTGGAAGATTTTGATGGTCTTGGTGAATTTGTTTGCCCAGAAGAAGAACTTCCAATTTTCTTATAAATTACGGTTGTGTTGCCAGCATTAGACACTGGTCCAGGCACCTGCATTTGTGATGAAGAAGGAGAATCAATAGATGTTATCGTCGGAGTTGATTCAGATGGAGCAGATGGAGCAGATGGAGCAGATGGTGAAGACACTGCTTCTGTTCCAGATTCTTGTGACATACTACCAGAACCTTGTAACCCGATACTTCTTCCAAATTCATTAATTTGTTTTAATCCTGGAGCACTATCCCAACTGGAATTCCATGCACCATCTAATAAATTTTTAAACCAATCGCCCAATAACACTCCAAGACCAGTTCCTGCAACATAACCAATACCAGTTCCAGCAATTGGTAAAGCAGAACCAATAACAGATCCAGCAATACTTCCAGCACTTGTTGTCGCTAACTGAACCAATATTGGAATTAAAGCTTGTGCAGGACTTTTTCCTTCTCCAAGTCTTTTAGCAACATCTTGAACTGCAAAAAGAATTTGTAATCCTGCAAATGCTTTTTTTGCCAACCCTCCTACAAATTTTAACAAGAATTTAGAACCTTTACCTACCAATCCACCAAAAAATCCAAACATTTTTCCAAGAGCTTTTGCAGGACCCCCAATTCCAGGAATATTTCCCAAACCGCTGAACAAATTAGTCAGCATACCGAATGCTTTTCCTGGTGCTTTCTTAAAAATTCCTTTTACATTATTAGTCGCCTTATCTATCCAAAATTTAAGACCTTTTGTTTGTCCTGATTCTAATCTTGGAACATTGCCAAAAACATCTCCAGTTTCTCCTGCGCCAGCCTTTGCCCATCCACCTAAACCTTTAGGTCCACTATCTAATGGTTGGGGTCCAATAGGAGAAGTATATGCATTTGCACCAATACCTAATCGGTTTCTTCCAAATTGTCTAATTGCTCCAAAAAGTCCTCCACCTGGTTTTGGTTTTGGTTGATTTGGTTTTGGTTGATTTGGTTTTTCTCCTCCTCTAAATGCATTGATTAACATTCTAAATGGTTTGGTGAGAATTCTGGCAGTAATAGCACCAATAATTCCAAGAATGGCAAAAAGTCCTCCATTCAAAGTTGCGAATATTCCAGTAACAATCGCTAGGTCTTTAATTACCCTATTTTTAATTTCTTCTAATTTTGCAGTATTTCCTTCGGCATTTGCTTCTAGCGCAAGCATTCCCTGGTTTGTTAACCATCCGGCAAAAAGAATTCCAAAAAACTCCATCAAATTGCCAAGAACACCTCCTGCCTTTCTACCTACCGTTTTGACAGGAGATACCAGTGTATCTGATAATTTTTTTTCTAATTGTTTTTCTTCCCCAGATCTTAATTTTTTCTCTTCCTGTTGTAATAATTTTTTCTCTTTTTCTTTTTGTTGCTTTTTCTCTAATTCTGCTTCTTTATCTAATGCTTTTGCCAAGAAAGCAACTTGTTTTTCTACGGCAATAACTCTGACATTTAAAACATTTACATTAACACCAGCACCAGTATCAGGAGTAATTGCAGATGATCCTGCTTTTACAATTGCTCCTGGTTTTCTAAAAATTTGATTAGAACTTATTTTCTTCTTTCTAAATAATGCCTTTCTTTGTGCGGCAGACAGATACTCTCCTGTAGATGGATCAACACCAGTTACAAGAATATCTCTATTTGTAAATTTTGCCGCACTTATTCTTGCCATTTACATGCCGTTCTGTTGTTTCTGCTTCAAGTTCTCCTCTTCAATATATTGTTGTAATAGAGTGAGATAAACTTCTCTCTCCCAAGGGATCATATTTTCCAACTCTGTTAATGAATATTTATGATGCTGCATGAGAGCAAAATTTATCTTGTAGTATGACGCAAGATCGGCGTGCGCCATACCTATGCGAAAAAACTAGATAAACCTTCCAATACAACTTCACTTTCAATTTTAGTATTTGGATTTTTTACCTTAATTGTGTGCGAAAGTTTTGGCATTGTTTCAAAGAAGGTTTCAATTTCTTTGAATTGTTTAGTGCTCAATTCTTCAATGAATGCCAACATTTCTTTCTTAGTACAATCAGATGCACTCCACGATTCTTCTTCATTATAAATTTGTTCTACACAAGAAGCAATGAGTTGAAATGATTCATCAACACCCATACTACCATCAATACTAAAATTACTCTTAATGAATTCATCAAGGGATGGATACTTCATTCTCATTCTCAAATTTTCATCCAGTACAATATCTCGTGTATGATTTGAATCTGTCTGAACCTTAATATCATCAAGATCAATGGTTACAGGAACTTGTGTTTCACCATCATCGGGACAGGTAATTAAGACTTCAACACTTTCTCCAACAGACTTTCCTCTAATATTTAAGAAAAGATATTCAATATCAAAAGTAGATAACTGATCTACTCTGATTCCCTTGGAAAGAATACAATTACCAATAACATTCTTAATGGCAGTGGTAATTTGTTTTTGATCCTCAGACTCCATTGCTATAATGAGAACCTTTTCTTCTTTAACCAAAAAAGGTCTATATCTTATTTTTTTCTGCGTAGAAGGAAGTTCCAACTCATATGTTGGCGTTGCAATCTTTGGTAAAGGCATAATAACCCAAAAAGTTCAGTTGTGATTATTTATTGAGGATTTATTGATTTGCTTTGAAGTTTCCTTCAGGAATTTTGGTTCCTCCCCTATTCACAATTCTTCCCTGTGTATTAGGTGTTGGTGTACTTCCCATATTATTAGAAGTTCCCGCTTTTTGATCTTTACTTGAAATTTTTCCAGGAATATAACGCTCATAATTAAAGGCAACACTAACCTTTAATATATCAGAAGATCCATATTGTATTGGCACCGAT